CAGCAGAAGTGGGGGAGTCTCGTAATAAACGAAATCCGACTGGTCACGATTTTGCTTGCTTGGGAATTCGGCTTCAATCTGGTTGACGCTGCTGGTGATATCAAAAGCGCTTACGCGAATTTCACCAACAATGTTGCTGTCATCAAAAGCATAGGCCGTTGTCTCTGCCTTGTTGATGACAACACTCCACTGGCCTAAAGCTGCGTTGTATTGATTCCAAGAGTCGCAGGCAACCATAATTGCGTTGATGTTGTTCAAGCAACTTTGCCCTGTGTCAACAATTCCATTGATTCGGTAGCGAGGCTGAGTCTTCAGTATTGAGTCTTCGGTGTATGTAATCAACTCATCAGAATAGGCATTCAATGCTGTTGCAGATGATGCGTTTACGATGTCTGTCGCCATTGCGGAGCCATACAAATCGTTTGTGATGTAGTCGTACCAAACATCACCCGGCTTTGCAACGCCTGTGCCATTGAGATATTGATTTACCTTGAATGTCACCGTTTGCATACTGGTTGTCTCTGCATCGCGGTTGTAATTCAACTTCACAATTGCAAAAGCCAAGCCATTCATTTGTCGGTTAACTGGGGACCAGCGAAGCTCAGATGGAATATCAGTGCCCCCCATGAATGAGGAAGGCAAAGAAGCGCCATTGGCCGATGAAATTACACCAGCTTGAGTGGAGGTGTACAAAGCAATGAAAAGGTTGCCATTGACTTTCCCATCAACATTCCCTGCCCCATCAGTCAGGCTGACAACTTGAGTCTGGTTGGAGCCACTAAATGTTATTTTGCGATCACCCCAGTACATGCCAGACAAGTCAAATCCAAACTGGCCGCTTGGGCTGATGTGAGAGATGACCATGACGTAGTACATTGTTTTGGCATCTGTACTTAAAACCGCATCAACAAAACGAGCGCCACAGTAGGCATCACCATAAACAACAGGGATGCTGTTTGTGGATGAAGGAGGGACTTGTTGACGAACGCCGTTGTCAATTGCTTGAGATGAACTTGCGTCTGGAGCAAAAGAGCGTGCAATTATGGTAGACACTGCGAAATTGATTGCAAATGCAGCAGCAGTCATGCCCCATGTAAATGCAGCCACCGCTGTTTTTGTAATTGCCGCAACAATGATTGAGCCGACCATATCTATTCCTTCACAAAACTTGCACCAACAGCTTTGTAGCCGCGCTTGGTGTAATCAATCAACGGGCCTGATGCAGACACTGATGTGATGGAGAAATGGATGTCACCACGCTCCAACATTTCAGTGGCTTCTTTGTCAAACGCTTTCCACAGACGGCCACCAATTGTTCCGTTTCTGTATTGAGGCTCAACCCACCAAAGCAATTCGTTCAATTCTCTCACTTTTGGACACCAGACATTTTGGCTTTTTATGCCAATAATTGCCCCGCGCATGTGGCTGTCAATGTAAATGAAGCCACGGCCCATGATGATGCCGAACAGCAAGCTCTCAACGTACTTGGGGTCGTGATTGACCTGCTTTCCCAAGACTGTAATTGGATTTTCAAAGGCATACGCCTCAACAATCTCAAGCAACCTTGGAATATCGTATCTTGTCGCTTTTCTTATCATCGTCCAAATATTCTTAGTGATGGTGCGCCAGAGGATGATTGACTGTTGGTGGCAATTTGCTGGTTGCCAAAGTCAAAATAGGAGCCAGCAATTGATGGAACACGATTCATGCTGGTATCGCCGGGATAGTAGACCTGCCAAATTTTTGGAGTGGTCCGAACACCGCCAACACGGTTCTCAAGGATTGTCCTAAAAGAAGCACAAGACAAGCCAACAGTGGCAACGCGAGTTCTGAGTTCTTGGTTCCAGTCTTCTGTGATGGAGAAGTTGGAAACAATGCCCTGATAGCGCTTAAAGAACTGCTGTGTAGGCGATTGAATGATCTGGTTGTTGGTGTCCAAGAAACCGCGCCAAACCTCAATACGAGAGCCTTTAATCTCAGAGCCAAGCACAATGGCAATGTTGGTCCCATCAACGCCAGTCAAAGACACGGACAGGTCAGAACTGTTGGCCTTCACATCTCGCTTGATGTCGCTCAATTGAAGCAAGCTGCCAAGGTTGCTGAAGGTGATGCTGTTCACCGTAATGGCAGCGGCAGCGTTGCAAAACGTGTAAGTGTTTGACGGCAGCGTCAATCTGATGAATTCAGCTTGCCGGATAGACGGGCTATCCAGCGCAGTCATTATTGTTGTCATCCTGTAATGTCCTCACGAAACACAAATGCTTCATCCCATTGGACAAAGGCTCCACCGGGCGCTGGCGCAAGTGTATAGGTTGGGCACTTTTCTGCCAAGACCGTGAACTCGCAATTGTTGCCAACTCCAGCCAATGTGCCCAAAGAAACAGTGCCAATCACAGGACGATGCAGGCTGACAGAGACAACAGAGTCAAGGCCACGCAAAACATCAGCCTTGACCTTGTAAGAGTAATTGCCCAACTGCAAAAAGTCTCCAGCCTTAAAAACCACTTTTGTTCCAGATACACCCGGCAAGTTGCCAACGGAAATGATTTGAGAGTTTGGCGCTGGCAAAGCAGCCAAAGTCAAAGCATTGATCTGCGCCGTGGTCAAGTCACCTTGGTATTCAGTAAACCAGCCTAAATTGGCGCTGCTGAACGTGATGGTCTGAGGCAACTGTCGATCAAGGTTGTCAATCGTCTGGATGATGTCGCGGGATGTCGCATAGGGCAGGTAGTTGTGCGGCACAACCGTGAACACCCAAGGCACTGAAGTCAGGTATTGCGCCACACGAACCTGACCAGAACGGCTGTACTGCTGGCCCACAGTCCTGCGGTTGTTCACCGACATGGACTGTTGAATCTCAAAGATCGTTTGAAAAGACATTAAGTTCTCCCGAAGCTGGTAGCGAGGTTCTTGTTCGCATACTGATTTGCCGCCCAGATCGCGTTAGAACTGCCCAGAAGGCGGTCTTCAAACGATTTGGTGTCAATGGCATTAATGTAGTTGTTTGTGACGTTGGTGGTGCTTCCCATGTTGTTCACTTCATGGTTTGGAATCACTGTTCCAGAAGACCTTGGAATAAACAACTCAGGACCACGTTCGCCAACAATGTAAGGTGTGTTGGCTTCAGCGGGGCCACCCTCGGCCAAGAACCCGCCCAAATCTTGGTTCCCAAAAGCATTGCCAGTTCCAAATCCGCCGCCACCAGAAAACATGCTGAACGCCGCGCCAAGGAATCGCATCGCAGCAGCCTTCATCTGGATTGCAATCAAATCCTGAATCACGCTACGAGCCAAGTCTTTCATGCTCAACTTGCCGGTCTTGACAAAGTTGTCGATGGCAGAACCCATGTTGCCCCATACAGTGTCAAAGACCTGCTGAGTCTTTTGCATGGATTCTTGGATCGTGACCCCGAGCTTCTCAAGAGCTTCCTGACGCTCAAGTTGCTGACTCAAAAAGTCCTGATCTGGACTGCCTTCAATCTCTTTGCGCTTCCGTGCGTACTCCAAAGAAATCATCGCCAGCTTCTGCTCTTGCTCTGTTGCATAGATCATCTGGTACTTCAACTGAAGACGCTCTTTGTCGTACTCAAGACCTTGAGTTGTCTTTTGAGAAGCAATGGTGATGGCATCTCGCTTGGCTTGTTCTGCAACCATTGCAGCCGTGATTTCTTCTTCCGCTTTCACGCTTTCTTGATACTCAGCAAGCATGTTCTTTGTGCGAATCTGATTCTTCTTCTCTGTAAGTTCCGCTTGGATTGCAAGAACTTTACTGTTGTAGATTTGAAGATTTTGAGCAGCAGCACGGCCATCTTCCTGCTGATTTTTTTGCTCCATCTCAGCTTTGGCTTCTGCAATCTTTTTCTGAGATTCAAGCTCAAGCATCTGAAGTTCATTTGCGCCAATTCTGGCTTGAGCAAAACGAGCTTCAATCTTGGCCTTCTCGACCTCTGCGGCTTTGCCTTTAAGCATTCCCTTGTACTTGTCGTACTCGTCAATTTCTGCTTTTGCGTTGCCAACATCTTTGGACGATGCCGATCTATTCTGAAGGCGCTGAACCTCTTGGATGTTTTCTTTTGCCGCCTTCAAGGTTGCAAGCGTCTTCCTCCACCCTCTGGCGAAAACTGTGTCTTCATCTTCAGGGGTTCCAACAAGTTTCGCTTGGATGTCAGAAATCTGCTTGTCAATTGAAGCCAAAGTCTGCGACTCAGTTGGCCCAGAAAGCAGTTGCTTAAATTGGTCGTAATAATCACTTGTGGCTTTTGTGACGGCTTTCCATGCGCCCTCAAGAATGCCAAGCTCACGGCGCTGCTGTTCAAGTTTGGTGTTGAGTGCAACGGCAGTCAACTGAGCAGCCTCTTGTTTCTTGCCAGCTTTCTCCAAGGCTTCAATCTGCTTGTATTGCTCAAGCGTCAGGAAGTTCATTTCCTTGTTCAAGGATTTTGCGCCCTCGGCTGTGCCACTCAAGCCCCCCTTGAGCTTTTGCGCGGCCTCTGTTGCAGACACGCCAGCAATTTGGGAATAAGTAATGATCGCTTGAGTAACTGCGCCGATTGACTCGCCGGTAAATTGACCAGACGAAATCACGGCCATCAAGGCTTCTTTAGTCGAGCCAAGGCTTGCTTTTGTGTTGCCGCTTAAAGTAGTCGCCAGCTTTTGGAATGACTCGGCAGTGACATCAGAATAGTTTCCAGTCAACGCCAAAGCATCTTGCAATTTATCAAGATCATCGGCTGCATCGTATGCCGCCTTTGCAGTTGCCCCGATTGCAAGCGCAACAGTCCCAAGACCGATGCTGAAAGGCGTGAACAACGTGCCGATGGCTTTGAACATGTTGCCAATGCCGCCCATTGCGTCTTTCAACTGACCACCCTGCTGCAAGATGGCAATGAATGGGCTTTGACCAGATGCAATCTGCGTGAACAAGTCAGTGGTCTGATATGTCAGGTTGAGCTTCTGCTGCTCGTTCATCTTGAACTGAGCGCCAGCAGCACCTTTGGCCGACATGGCAATTTTGTCGTAAGCAGCAGCTTGGTCAAGCAACTGCTTCTTCACATCGGCTGTGGCATTTTTAAAGCGGCCAGCGGCCATCTCTCGCTCAACCTGAGTGACGCGAGAAACAGTTTTGCCATAGTCATCAGTCGCGTACTTGAGGGCGACAATCTCTTTCGCCGCAGCATCAGTCTCTCTGCGAATGGCATTCTTGAGCTTGACGTTTTCAGCAATTGCTTTGTCAATTGAGGCCGTGAATTCAGCCGTGTCCAAGCCAAGGACAACGCCAAGTCGAGCGATGTTTTGTGAAGCCATTATTTCTTCCTCCGTGCCAGTTTCTTGGCGTACTCAGGGATTCTGACAGCCAACTGAGATTTTAGTTCAGTCAACACAGCATCTGCGTTTTCTTGCAGGGCAGGCCGCAGAAAAGGCCGAGCCGCCATCTTGGATGTGCCAAATTCGTTGGCAAGCGACACAGCGCTTTTCTTGACAGAAACCACGGCAATGACAGCATCTGTGTCATTGACATACTCGCTCATCTTGTCCTTTGCGCTCGGGATTCTGGAGTCAAGACGGATGGTGTCGCGCATGTGGATGGGGTTGTCAGCATCCCGTGGTTTATCGCCCACGGAAGCCCTTGATTTTGCCGAGTCAAGGACTGAACCCATTGCAGCCTTTGCGGCTGGCGTGAGCGTGTTTCGAGCAACCAGATCACCCCGGAATCCTTCAGCCATGTCTCGCAACTGCTGCTCAAATTCGGCAAACCCTTCCAGTTGAAAAGATTTGCTTTGCGGGGTATAGGCCATGTCACTCTTTCAAGAAAGTCTCCGAACCCGGCTTCATCGCTACAAACGCCAGCAGCCGCTGGTTGGTCTGTTCACGCTTCTGCTCATCACTCAAAGGTGGAACAATGTAATCGTGCGTTGATGGCAAGACATCCTCCATTCGGAATGGCTTTGCCGTCTTCTGCATTTTCGAGTTTAAGTTGCCCGTGGTCAAGGAACTCAGCGCCAGCAACAGCGCCTTGTTCCCAATCATCCCATCCGACAACATAATCTCAATGTTTCTCAGGTCATCAACTGGAACATCGTCAGGACACCCACCGTGGGCGTAGATGTACGCCCGAGCTTGCGAGTGAGCGTCCTGAATCAGTTTTTTCGAGAGTCCTTGTATCCGGGCTGAATCGACTCTGTAATCTTTGCGATGATCTCAAGCTGAACCGTCATGGGCCACTCGGCCTCAACTTCAGCATAAGTCAATCCGTCCCAGTTGCCAGCCTCGGGTACGAGCAGCTTGATGTACTCAACAATTCGTTGCTCCATCAGAATGACGGAACGGGCCAAGCCTTTGGTGGAGCGACCTTCAATGATGACATCATCGTCAGTGACTTCAACACCCTCAATCACAGTGCCGTCACGGAAGCTGGATGACATCTTCTCGTAGCGAGTGTTGAGTTCGGCTTCGTCAATTTTTGTGATTCGGTCTTCCAGTTGCTCCATCTCTTTGGTCAAAGGGATGCGAACCTTGAAGATGTGCCCACCAAGCTCAAAAGACTTGGTACGCAGATGTGCAGATGCCTTTTGGTAACTGTCGCCAAAAGCAGATGAGATGCGTGACATGTGATTTCCTTATCGTGTCGTTTTGATGATCTTGTCGTAGATGGCCTGATTCAATGCGATGGCGTAAGCCACAGCTTCTTCGGGCGTAATCTTGTCGGCGTGATGCCGTGCAATGTCGTGGGCCAAAGCGATGGCCGTGATGCGCTGCTGAGTGAAGCCAAACCAATTCTTGGAAGAATCGGCTTGGCCCACAAGGAAACTCAACAGGTCTGTGTTGTCTTTTATTGTTGTCATGCTGTCTTAGGTGTTGTTTGACCAGCCGTAGCTGTTGCCACCAACTGGGTGGATGGTGAAGTTGAACTTGCCTTCAGCAGAAGGAGACATGTCCCAAGACATACCGCCAACCATGCCGTTGAAAGCGTAGGCCACAGTGTCAGTGCCGTCATAAACAGCAACAACGTATGTGCGAACGATTGTGCCGTTGTAGCCGTCATCACGGATCAGCAACTGAGCAGTGTCAGCAGGGTTCCAAGCAGAAGTGATGCTCAACGAGGTCACTTGGTTCTGAGTGGTGATCTTTGCGCCAGTACGAGCGCCAGCGACCGAGAAAGCGGCCACAGCGTCATCAGCACCGAAAGCAGGAATTGCTTCCACAGGCACGTTGATGCCAGCAGTGCCAGTACCACCAGCAGCAGTGCCGATGATGGTTTCAATGCTGGCCCAAGTGGACAACTGAGTATCAGTCAGGGGCGTTGGGGTAGCGTCATCTTGACACCAGAGGGTTGCCACATAACCGGGCAAGACTTTGTTAATGAGAGCCATTTTGAGTTTCCTTCAAAAAGATAGTTGAACAAATTGTCTTGTATTACGCCGGGACATCAATGGTGCAATCCAAGAAGATTTGCGCCATATTTTCCTCGTTGTTGTAGCTATTGTAAAGCCACATCACATCGGCCTTCGCAATGAAAAAGCCATCGGACGGACTCCCAAATTGACCGCTGTACCCGTGCAAACTCTGGAGAATCTGATTGGATAGAGTGAACCCGTCTTCAATCTTCTGACT